ATCACGTCCTTGCCCTCTTCCAGCCCCATATTGCGGACCAGCTCGGGCAGGTTGATCATGCCTTCAGTCCCTTCACCCTTATCAGTTTGCAGAAGATACACACTGTCCGGGTGGCGGGTATGAAAGCGTGCATAGGCCTCCATCATCTCCGTGAAGCATTTGCGGGATGGATTGCCCTTATTCATGGCTACCGTTCCGATTACATAGCGGTCGTTTTGTATGCCGATCTTCGCCCTGCATTCCGCCTTATCCATCGGCATAAATACATTCGTCTCAATGCCATGCGGGACATAGTAGCAATCCAGACCGGCATCATGCGTCATCTTGACCCCGTGCTGGCTGAACGTGATGCGCTTATAAGCCAGTGACACCTTACCGCGCACGATGGCGGGCATCGGATCGTGATCCACGGGATACCATGGAACCCAGCGCAGCCCTTTCGGGTATTCTTCTGGGTTCATCACCCAGGTATCCATAAGCGAGATCATAATATCGGAGTTGAAGCTGCCGTAATGCGGCACGGCAATATCATTACCGTATGGGTGCATCCGCTTCGGGTAGCATAGGAACTTACCCATATTGATGACCCCGCCTTCGAGGCCATAAAAGCAAGTTATAGCCATAACGTGTCCCAGGTCTGCCAGGCGGGGCAGGAATAGCCGCGATTGCTGCCCGTATCCGCTTGGCGTCCATGGGGCATTGGAAAGCCACATGATACGCATTTGTATTGTCTCCTCACAAAGCCGCTGGTCTGCCGGGGCGGGGGCGGCTACCCTTTTGTCGGTCTGGTGAGGAGATCAGACCCGAGCCCCGGCATTGATAGTAGTAATTAGGCGCTACCGCGTCCAATAGCTGCCAGGATATTGACCGACAATACGGTTTCGTGAGCCGAAAAGACTTCATGCCCATATTGCAAAGCAAGAAACGATACCGTCCCAGGAACCCATGCCGTTCCAATCGTGCCAGTGATAGGAGTACCAGCGGTCAACGCTGCCGACCCATTTACGCAGTGCGTGGTGGCGGTCCCACCAGTCGAGTTCAACCCGATGATATTCAAGGATGGAGCAGAACCGACGGCAACTGCCTTGTTGGAGGTGTACCAAACTTTCAGTAAGGTAATTCCACCTCCGTATGATGTGCCAGGGATAGCCATCAACACAACATTGGATGTCCCTACGGCGGCAGCAGTTCCAGCACCCAGAGGGATTGCGAAACTTGCATTCATAACATTAGGAGCAGACATATCGCATCTCCCTATCCAGCCGGGGCTGTGCCAGCAGTGACGAGGACAACCCCATATTGAGGCCGCCATACACCGTAGGCAAATTCAGTTCAATGCCACGCCGTGAAGCATCGCGCTCAGGCTCCAGCCTGAACGGGCGGCGCATGTCAAGCGCCAGGGCATTACCGCTGAACATCCCGCCTGCTACGGTTGCCGCTGCGGTGATGTTGGCATCAATATAGATGTCCACACCAGCCACATTGTTAACCCAGTAGCGACGGGCAAACTCATCTTGAATATACGGACTGTTGGTCACAGTCACGCCAGGGGCAACAGAAGTGCCGAGGCACTGGTATTGCTCAGGTGACAGGACACAAGTCCACGGCTGGGGCGCAAAGGCGCGCCGCAGCTTCGAGATGCCCGCGAAGAATGTCGCCCAGGTCATATTGGTGGTAGTTCCACCAGCCGTCCCGCCGCTGAAGGATGGGAACAGGCTAACCAGCAACGCATCGACCCTTTGCCCATAGGATTTCCCAAGTTCGAGCGCAGCATCCGCGCGCACGTTATAGATGTCTGTTTCCAGGCGGCTATCCGTGACGAAGAACTGCGCGCCGTACTCAACAGGGGTAAGGGTCTGATCGGTGGTTGGTGTAAATGACTGGGAGGTCAGATCATCGGTTTCGGTAATGAGATTGAAGAGGGCCGTGCCGTACTTGGTATTCTTGCGCACTGCCAGCCCTTGAAGATCACCCATCCCATAAACCAATGACTGCATAACATTGTTCTCGCGAGCAATAATTAAAGCATCGGCCCACACCGTATTAACAAAGGTGGCGATGTCGGCTTCAGTGTTATATGGCATAGTATTACTCCTTGGTCAGAGGCTTTTCTTTGAGTTCCACTACGCCCCCGCCGTGAGATTTCACCCAGTCGGGGTCAAAGAAATTAGCGCTCTTTCCGTGAATTCTCGCTAGTTGCTGCTCCGCTGTCTCGCCCTGGCTTGCGCCAGCTCCAGGATTGGTCGCACCAATAGCGGGCGGTTTCGGCGCTTTGGGCAGCGCCTCCAGTATTACCTTCGCATCCGCCTCCAGCTCTTCGGGCGTCTCGCCTTTCAGCCGGTCAGCGAATACCAGGGGCAACTCAACCTTGATGGCAGCGGCTCGGCGCATCTCTGTCAGCATCAATGCTTTGCGCTCTGCCCGTTCTTTCTCAAGTTCGGCCTGGAGCTTCTGCAATTCGGTCATCTCGGCTTCTTTGCGTTTCTGCTCCGCCTGCGTGAGTTCTTCGGCTTGCCGTGCCAATGGTTTTAGTGCCCTGTTCTCGGCGCGCAGCTTTTCGATGGTCGCCATCGCCCTGGCTGCGTCGAATACTTCACCCTTGACCGTCTCAGTCTCGGGAGCGGTGGTAGTGACTGTCTCAGTCTCTACCGTGTCGGTTTCGGTGTCTGACATCTCGTCATTCTCCTGGGTATAAATAAAAAAAGCCCGCCTTATACTTTGAAGCGGGCTTGATGCGGACTTCTCGAATTGTTTGCCGTGCCTGATAAGGCGGGGCGATGTGCTTGAATGATTATACAACTATTATTCTGATTTGTAAACTGGTGTTACATTGGTTGTATCCTCCTGTGTCGGATGCGTGGTTATCCATTCACCATCATGCTTAACCGGCTTGACGACAAAGCAAGTCTCAATGCCATGCTCTCTTTCGATTGCACGGATGGCGATGATCATCGCCCGGCGTATCTCGATCCAGAAGTTACGGTCTGTCATTCTTCCCCTATCAATTCTTTGAGTGTCGCTGCATTTGTCATCTGCCCATATACCGCATCTTCCCGCTTGGTGGCAAGTTGGCTGAACTCAAACTTGCCTTCTTTCCATGCGTCATACTTGCCCGGCCCCAGTGCCTCCCGCTGGTACGCTTCGCTCTGCTGGTTGAACCACTCCTCGCCCGTATCAGTGACCACCGGCGGGAAGCCTGCCACAATCGGGACTGGCGCGCAGCGGCAGTTATAATGCCCGTCCAGTGTCTCATCCAGCCCGTGTATCGTGCCATCCATAGCCAAACACGCCTCGCAGGTGCGGTCATCCCGGGCAGATGACCACACCCAGCCATCGACCACATCCGAGTTAGCCAGGTAGTTCGCCCGGCTGGCTTCACGGTATGACCATAGTTGCACTGTCCTGGTCATGCGCAGCGCATCAGTCAATCCGCCCCCGAGTTCATCCCGGATAGCCGATGCAATCACCCGCGGGTTATTCCCCAGGCCAACGCCCTCGACTATCTTCTGTGCTACGCTCTCAGCGTGATAACCGGCAAGCTGTCCAATGCGCTCATATAATGGGCTATCTGGAGCCAGGAAGCCCAACAGAGTTTGAATGGCATCATTCGGCAATCGGTTGAATCCCGCCTGCACTCCCATGGTACGCAGCAGACGCGCCGTATCCCGGCTGGCATACGTGATTGCATCCCGGCTCACCCCATCAATCGTGTCTCTCAATATCGCCTGGTAGCCGGTCAGTTCGTCCTCGACCTGGGCGATGAGCGCCTTATAGCGGGTCATGCGGGTGAGCTGCCCAACGGTCGGCGCTTCCATCTCGATTGCATCCATCAGCAGGGTGATCTTATCCTGGAGCCGGTTATAGATGCGCCCATATGCGTCAATCAGCCGGTTGAGCGCAATTGCGTCTTTGCGTGCCAGGGCAGAGCGGAACTGGCGCACGACGTTGAGTATCTCATTGGGTGGCGGTTGGTCGGTCATGCGTTCATCAGCTCCATAAGCTCATCGGCTGGCAGTTTGGGCGTCATATCTTCCATGC